TGGCTGCTTCGGTGAACTCTTCGATTGTGACGAGCTCGCCTCCGGCTGTAAGCGTGTCGAGATCGAGCACGTACCCGTCGACGAGAATCGGCTGCTCGTCGGGATACTCGTCGTACACTGACGGGACGCCGCCCATGCCGAAGTAGAAACCGTTGCTCATGCGAAGTACCTCAATGCGATGACCGTGAGACCGATTGCGACGACGCCACCGATCGTGAAAAGTCGAAGACCGAACGTGATCGTGTCTTCGGACGTCGGCTCGAACTGGACGAGCTCGTCGGCGCTGCGGCCGGTGAAGAAATCGAGAAGAGACATAACTTCCTCTCCGTGTGGAATGAGAAAAGGCATTCAGATGCCGCCGAAGGAGAACGCCACGCGAGGTGGCCGGCGACACGTGAATGCCTTCTGATGAAAGTGGGGTGAGGGAGCCGGGGTGAACGCAAAAGCCTCTCGCCTGCAGATGCCCTGGCTTTGGAATCTGGGACTAGTCGCCCAGACCGGCGCATATCTGCGTCACGCCGTTTGCCCTCGTAGCCTTTTACGGAAGTGCCTGGATGAAGCGCTCGATGTTTTTCGCGACCGCTTCGTATTTCTCAGGCGTTCGCAGTTTCGACAGCACGTAGGGGGCTGTGAACATGTAGAAGCTGAGCGCAGCGGCGAACGCTCTGCAATCAACGCTGAGCCGGCAGATGTCTTCGGCGGTCGGCTTCTTGATGCCGAGGCCGAGGAAGTACCCGGCGGCGAAGCTCTCGAAGTTTTCGATTTTTCTCATGTTGTTCAGGCAATAAAAAAGCCCCCGGCAGTGCCGAGGGCGGTATGAACAAGGTGTTTAGAGCGTGAGATCTGGTGATTACTTTTCTTCTTTTACGTCGTTACGCCATAGTTTTGGCATAAATGAACCGATGAGCGATGCTGTCGGGACAGCCAAGAACGCGCATGTCACGATTGTTGGTTTGTCCATGAGCGCGCAAACGATGGCGCATAGAACGCAGGCAAGGGAAATGGCCAGACCGATGTTCTGTCCTTTTTTCTGTGCCTCAAGAGCTCCAGCGCTTTCTTTCGCTGCTATGTCAACAAGAGTGGATTTGTTTTTGGCATCCTGATCGATGGCAGAGTGTCGAGCATTTTGTTCGGCCTCGGCCATTCTGACGATTCTGTCTGCGATGCCAGGGAGAATATTCTCGTACCGCGCCAAAATGTCCGGGTGAGGCAAAGGTCCCTCAAAGGTTTCGGATTTTGCCGCGATTAGCTGAGTTTGAGCCTCTGTCTGGACGTCCGGCACATTGGCTTTACTGTCGGTAATCCGTTCTGGCTGCGTCGAGCTCTTTTCTTGCATAGGCTACAGCTTTATCGAAGTCTCTTTTAATGTTGATCATGTCTTCTGCAGGTGAGCGGTAAGACGTCTCGAACAGGCGACGATCAATTTTCGTTCGCACACGAGGCGGGTTCAAGGCTACAAAAGGAGCTGCCAACCCATCGCACACGCCCTTCATGAAATTCGTCATGAGCGATGTGTTTAACTTAGTCATGATGTTCCATCCCTGAAATCGGGGATCGTCGTATAAGGTAGCCTCATCTTACCCGCTGTAGGTGCGGATGTAAACCGCGTGGCCGTCCTTTCTTGTGAAAGCTGGTTCAAGCACCCTCGCAAGTCGATGACTCGGTATTCGGTTGAGTGGGAAGCGAAGGCGCTTGAATCGGCTCCCTCCTTTAGGGTAAGTTGTCAATGTCGGACTCGCTATTCGACGTTGTTCAACTAAACCCCAAGGGAGGAAATGTGTCAATAGAAATGTTGTTGACGATAGCTGGAGTCTTTATATCTATTGCTTCAGCTTTTTGGGCATATTTGAGTGCCAAAGCTGGGCAAGAATCTCTAAAACTTATGAGAGCGGAAGAGGAGTTAGCTCGGCCTTGTATAGGAGAATCTTTTTGGGAGGTGGATTTTGAAAACGAAATCGCATTTTGTAAGCTTCGCTTTTTCCCGGGCAGGCACTTTGTTCAAACAAAGGCTATTATCGTGCCTGGGTATAAGCTCTCTAGTGTGAGACAGATGAATTATGGAGGTCGGGCGGTTCGTTTATCTAACGGAGAAAATGTCGAATCACTAAGTTGCGGATTATCGCTTCCTGTTAATGCATCTACTATAGAAGTTGAACTCGCAATAGCCCCAATCCCAAGGACTCAGTTCGAAATCATAGTCGAGCTTCAACGAAATGAAAAATCTATTTCTTACGTCGTTCAAGAAACTCTTTTGCAAGGCAAATAATCGTAATTATTGTCCATGCGGTAGCGTTGAATAATAAAACAAGGACGATTAACGTTTCTAACCATTCCATCTTTATTTCCTATAAAAGCCCATCCAAGCGTCCTCTCGCCAGTCCCCTACGCTTGAACACATGCGAGAAGGCGCTTGAATCGGCTCCCTCCTTTGGTTGTAAGCTAAAGACGTCGGGATCTAGCAGTTTCGACGTTTGTTTAACCAACTCCCAAAGGAGGGAAGATGCAGCCAATAACAAAGCTAATATTTACTGGCGTGGATGGCTCGAAGTACAAGTTTGATGTGTACCCCAGAGATATCCGTGTTAACAACGGCCCCGCCATTTACTCCTTTTTGTCGAAGGTGAATGGCAACTACCATGTTCTCTATATCGGCCAGACTATTGATTTGTCTGAGC